CGAATTTGGGGTGCTGGATGCAAATTAACTACACCCCGGTGCCGAGCACGGAGGCATTTCTCACGTCAGACAAGTTCACCAGCTTCATTGTGGGCCCGGTTGGGTCGACGAAAACGACAGCCAGTATCATAAAGATCGCCTACGAAGCATCGAAAGTAGCGGCGTGTCGGGATGGCATAAGGCGGTCACGTACAGTGGTGACGCGTAATACTCGACAGATGCTGTTCGATACTACGATACCGGACTTCTTGAAATGGTATCCCGATGGAGTGGCAGGGACGCTGTTCAAAGTGGACTCGAAGTTCCTGCTCAAGTTCGACGACGTGGAGTGCGAGGTTCTGTTCCGGGGACTGGACGATGCGAACGACGTGCGCCGACTGCTGTCATTACAGTTGACCTTCGGCGTGCTGGACGAGTTCCGGGAAATCCACCCTGATATTTACAATGCGCTTACAGGGCGCTTGGGGCGCTACCCGGACAAGACAATGAATGGCGTCGGGCCGTGTGACGACAACGGCAAGCAAGTCCACAAGATGTGGGCGGCGACCAACCCGCCGGACGCAGACACGTTCTGGGAAGAATTGCTCACGAACCCACCGGCCAACGCACACGTCACGATACAGCCAAGCGGGCGCTCGCCCGAGGCAGACTGGGTGCAGCACTTGCCCGATGGGTACTACGCCAACCTGTGCGACGGGAAGTCCGAGGACTGGATCAGTGTGTACGTGGATGGGCAGTTCGGGCGCACGCTGTCCGGCCAGCCGGTGTTTCGGTGCTTCAGTAAGGACGTGCATGTGGCGAAGGCGCCGCTCAAAGCCATCGGCGGGCCACTGGTCATCGGGTTGGACGCAGGGTTGAATCCCACGGCGGTCATCACCCAGCAGACGTACGACGGGCGCGTGGTGGTGCTGGACGCGATTACCGGCTTCGAGGGCGGCATGGGGGCGCTACGGTTCATCCGCGAGCTGCTGAAACCACTACTGGCGCGCAAGTATCCGAATCATCCAGTCGCGTGCATCATTGACCCGGCGGCGTTCCAGCGGGGGCAGGCGGACGAGAAAACGGTAGCTGACATGTTCAAAACCGAGGGGTTCGCGGTCAAGCCCGCGCTCACCAACAACATCAGCGCGCGGCTGGGGGCGGTGGAGAAGTACCTGACGATGACCATGAACGGCAATGCGGGGCTCGTGATTGACCCGGAGTGCAAGCTGCTCGTGGTATCGATGGCGGGCAAGTACCGCTACAAGATCAGTAAAAAAGGCGAGACTGACGACAAGCCGGAGAAATCCCACCCTTGGTCAGACGTCAACGACGCACTACAATATGCATGCCTTCACCACGACAAAGGCAGTATATTCGGGAAGAACCTGCACGTCGCATACCACGAGGTGGCACCTACTAGCTTATCAGCGTGGACATGATATAGTATGGCATTCTCAGGAGTGAACCATGTCCTCAAGCGTCCCCAGTTTCCAGTATTATGCAGTAACCCCAAACGACTCGACGGACCTGCCTAGCGCACTGGCCCGGGGGCTGTATATTGGAGCAAGTGGCGACCTAACGGTATGTTACGGCCGAGGCGGCGTGGGGCAGACTACTTTTTACGGAGTGATCGCAGGCACCGTCCTGCCGATCCAATGTGCCCGGGTGAAAGCCACAGGTACGACCGCTGGCAATATTGTCGCGTTGAGCTAACATGATAGGCCTCAACCTCGGGCTCACCAACGCCTGCGCGGCGGGCCACTCCCTGACAGCGGCTGCACTCGGACGCTTACGCACCTACGGCACCAACGCTCATGTGTACCTCCCCGGCGCAGGCGTATTGAACGGCCTCCAAGCGGCTAACTACCTAGACAGCGCAGGCACGACGCAAGGCACAGTGGATCAGCCTGTAGGGTTGGTGCTGGATGCGGAGGGGAGTGTGGGTGCGGATGTTGTCATAAATGGCACCTTTGACAACGCATCGAACTGGTCCCTAGGCCCACAAACAACTGTGTCAGGCGGCAAGGCAACGATCGCTTCAACTGGCGCTGCATCTAATTTGGGTCAGTCTGGAATACTCACGGCAACCAGCACATACCTCGTAACTTTTGATGCTGTAGTACGCAGTGGCAGCGCGAAACTTGAAGCCTCTGGTGGTGGCACGTTCCTGTTAATAGACTCTACGAAATCGTACTCTTGCTACTTTACAGGAACGAATGGCGTCATATTTAACAGAGTGACGGCTTGCGATATTGATATTGATAACGTGGTGGCGCGGGAAGTCACCGGCATCCACGCAAGTCAGAGTACGACGCCATCGAAACCCGTGCTGCGGCGGGGTGCTGTGCTACTAAACAACTACAGCAAGAATCGACAGTCGGAGTGGTACGGCTTAGGCTTTGTGAATAACTCAGCTACGCAGGTACAGTTTCCAAACGCAGCGTATCAAGTCATTACATTTCCATGCTCCGCTGGTGCAACTTACACCGCCGCAGCGGTACTTAGTGGAACCCCCGGCGAACAGATAAGGATGTACCTGCAAGATAACGCTGGTGCGTATGGGTCAACAGGGGTAATCATTACGCTAACTGCAACCCCAACGCTGTATGTCTGGACGCGCACTATGGTAGAGGCCGCTGGCATGGTCGGGTTAATGTGGACTAGCGGTGCTACAGTCGTTGTCGATGTTGCAGCTCAAGGCGTATTCCAAGGCACCTACACCGCAGCCCAAATCCAAGCCCTAGGAGGCATCCCGCTGACCACCACAGCACCCGCTTCGACTGCGCTTGGGCCGTACTTTTGGCAGTTCGACGGGGTAAACGACTCGCTTGCTTTGGGTTCTATTCCATTTACACAAGCAGATGACCACCTAGTTATATTCCCGGTCAAATGTGACTCTGTAACGGGTATCGCAGCGTTCTTCTCTGCCTCTGGTGCGGCATCTCAGAGAGTTGCACAAATGTGGAGAAATGCAACCACGCTGACTGTGAATTGGCAAGATGACATTGGGGGTGGTGCGTCAATATCTTCAACAATCGCTCTTGGAGAAACATGCATAGTTACCGCTAGGAAAGTGGGGTCAACCTATGTCATGCGAAAGAACGGTGTGCAGGTCGGGACGCAGACAGCTACGCTCGGGGCCACTACTCTTAATGGCGCAAGCATTGGCGTATCTGGTGGCTTCTATTGGACGGGTGCAATAGGTGAAGGTGTAATAGTAAAAGGTACGTTTACAGACGCTGACACACTAACCCTAGAGAGGCAGGCGGCGGCGTTGTTCCCCAACAGCCCGGCATTCTGATGACCTACCTCACCCACTTCCTAGCCTACACCCTCGGACTCCTTTGCGGGGTCTGCGGAGTCTTGATGGCAATGTCAAACACCGGGCGTTGCGAGAGTTGCCCTGAACACAAGGATGGCCCATGAGCTACGACAACACACTGACGATCAAGCTGCCGTTCGCACTGGCTGACATTGCCTCACGCATTGGCAGAGCTTTAGACCCGGACGTTGGTGGTGAACGATCATTTAGTCGCATCGTGACCAGCACAGACGCTAAAGGCTTGCCCGTCTACGGCGACACGATCAGCATGACAACGCCTTGCACGACTGCTTTTAAGCTGCAAGCGGAGTTCATGCTGGCAAACCCAGAAGCACTCCACGCGGCTGTCGAAGCTGACTACGCGGTGCGCTGGGTTGAACTTGTTGCGCCTACGCTGGAGGAATGCCAAGCGTTTTGTGATGGGGTGATTCCTGAGCCTTTACCAATCCCGACAATGCAGGCATGACAGAACAGCAAGTTAATCAGCGCGGTATAGACGCAACCCAAGTGCTAGACAACCTGGCGTTTAAGGATGCGTTTGGCAAGCTGAATGAGGCTGTGTTAGCGCAGTTGGATGCGTGTCCTATCCGTGATGATGAAGGTCGATTGCTGCTGACGCAGTTACGCAAACTTTCATTCATGTACGAAGGTATTTTGCGCGGCATGGTCGAAAACGGCAAGCTCGCAAAGTCTCGGATAGACATTGATTCTGTACGCAATGAGTCACCGGCGCGTAAGTCGGTGCGAATGGTTTTCGGCTAATCACCTAGCTTTCACGAACGCAGCGATGCGCCGTACCTACCCATTGGTGACTTGAATGGGTGGATTTGACTAAAGGTAAACATGGCAAACGAACAAGCAGAGTCATCTGCACTCGAATCCAATGACCTAGCAGGACTAGCAGACTTTTTGTCGGACACACCCATTGAGGAATCCGAGGACGAATCGTCTGCACATCAAGCTGATGAATCAACCGGCGATGCCGACACTGAGGATTCTGCAACCGACGAACAGATCGAAGATGACGCCGAGGAATCGGAAGAATCGGACGAGCCTGCACCCGCCGACACCAAAATTACCTTCAAGGTAAAAAACGCTGATGGGCAAGAAGAAACCGTAGAGGCCACTACGGAAGAAATCGCCAAGTCCTATATGCGGCAAGCTGACTTCACCAAAAAGACTCAAGCGTTAGCTGCGCGAGAGAATGAAGCGGTGCAGTTCTTGACAACCAAGCACAACGAAATCCGCGATCAATATTTGTCACAGGCCGAGGTAAGTCGGGCGGCTGTGGCACAGATGGCGGGTCTTAAAACAGAGTCGGAGATGGCAGAACTTGCCAATAGCGACCCTGCGGCATGGGTGGCAGAAAACCAGCGACAGAGGCAAATCAGCAGTTTCTTGAACCAACTCGATCAACAGATCAACAGTGAAAAGCAACAAGCCAAGACGCAAGCTGAACAAGCAATGCAGCAAGCGCGGCAAAAGCAGTTTACAGAGTCTTGGGAGGTTCTGTCTAAAGATGGAATTGACAAGCCAAAGCTGGAAAAAATCTACGGTGCAATCTCAGGCAAGTACGGGTTTACCAATGAAGAACTCGCCACTGTCTACGACCACCGCATGGTGCGGATTATGAAAGACGCTGTTGCTTTCCGTGCATTGCAGGATCAAAAGCCAGCAATCACAAAGAAGCTGCAAAACGCACCGCGTATGCCATCCCGACAAGCGCAACCCGTACAAGAACGGCGTGACCTCGCTTTGAGCAACAAGTTCAAAGGTGGCAGCGCAAAACTCAATGATCTAGCCGCATTTTTGCGGTAACTAATTTAACTTTGGAGTCTTAACATGACCGTACCTACCAATTTGTATCAAAAAGATTCACTCAAGGGCAACCGCGAAGATTTGATTGACAAAATCTTCCAAACCTCCCCCACTGAAACCCCTATCACCTCCGCTGCTGGTCGCACCACTGCAACCAGCACCTACCATGAGTGGAATCGGGACTCACTATCCGCAGCATCGGCTGACAATGCAATGATTGACGGTGACGATACCGCGCTTCAAGCACAGGTCGCAACTGAGCGAGTCGGCAATCATTTGCAAATTCTGTCGAAGGTTATCGGCACATCACGCCGCGCTAACATCATCAAGAAGGCTGGTCGTGGTTCTGAGCAGGCATTGCTGAAAGCTAAAGCCTATTTGGAATTGAAACGCGACTTTGAAAAGATGGTCGTTTCTAACAACCCGGCTGTTGCTTCCACGACTTCGGTTGCTGGCAAGTCGGCTGGCTTGGGTGCGCAGTTGTATCTGAACTTGTCGAGTGCTGTTGGTGGCTCTACTACTGCATGGACTACCGGCGCTCCTACGGTGGCTCCTGTCACTGGTACACCTCGCGCAATGATCGTTGGTTACTTGAACACTGTTCAACAATCCATCTTCACGAACTCCGGTGTTCAGCCTGACATGATCGTGATGGGGCCAGCCCATAAAGCTGTTTTCTCCACGTTCACAGGTATCGCTCAAAACCGTTTGGACACTGGCAAGAAACAAGGCGCGGTAGTCACTGGCGCTGATATTTTTATCGGAGATTTTGGTCAGCTATCGGTCGTTCCACACTACCTTATGAGTGGTGCAACGGATGCCTATCTGCTGAACATGGACTACATCGATGTGGTTACTTTGGATGGCGTGAAAACCTCCGCACTGGCAAAAACCGGCGACTCTGATAAAGAGTTGATAACGATGGATGCTTGCGTTGCAGTGCGTAGTTCTGCAGCCCAAGGCAAGATTGCGGGACTCAGTGGTGGGTAATGGTCTAGCGACTTAGAGAGGGGGCTTCGGCCCCTTTTTTAATGCCTTTACCACTTTGGACAATTGCGCCAAAGGGGTGAATATGAGCAGTATTGGCAGCTTCACAGTTGATGACGGTTATCACGCTTACGGCGTACACAAACAGGTGACGTTTGAGGGCGATCAGGCGATCACCAAACTAACCTACGATGCCTCTCCATTTCTGGAACGCGCACACGCACAACGCATTGCCACCGCTGGCGACCGTTGGGGCGAAGGTGTAGGCACTAAGGTTGGCGAGATGCCGATGGCGGTCTACGGTGAAATGATGAAGATCAAAGGCGCTGAAGAACGGGCCAAGTTCGCGCACAACTGGCTACTGTCAAACCCCGCGTTTGTCACCTTTGACAAGTTCCTGAAAAAATGAACTACACCACCCTGCAATCGGAAGTTGCAAGCTACTTGCACCGCACCGACTTAGCCGCCAAGATTCCGACCTTTATCGAACTGGCAGAGGCTTATCTATTCCGTGAGCTGCACATCAAAGAAATGCAGATCAGCGTTGATGGCACAACTACCGCAGGTTATGCAACCCTTCCGACTGATTTTGGCTCTGTCTCTCGCGTGTCCGTTACTTACGGCGGTATTGCTCGTTCGCTTGATTACATTGCCCTGGCTGATGCGCCAACAGCAACCAGCGGTGCGCCAGCGTACTACTCGCTAGAGAACAACAAGCTGCGCATTTGGGGTGCGTCTGATGGTCAGGCGTACACGCTTTATTACATACCTGCCATTCAAAACCTGTCAGGCTTGGTGACAACCAATTGGCTGCTTGAAAATGCGCCAGAGTTGTACCTTGATGCTTCATGCTTGCAGGGCGCTAAGTACACCCGCAATGACGCAGAGGTGGCAAAGCTTACCGGCAATGTGGCTTTGTCTATCGACTCTGTAAAACGATTCTCAGAGCGCCGTGGACAGCCTGCAACCGGCTCGATGCAGATCAAGGTGCGCCGTGGATAAGCTGATCGGTTTCTCGCCAGATGCTGATCCGACGATACCGGGCGCATTAACGTCCGTCACCAACCTGATACCTTGGGAACAAGGAATGCGGGGCGCTCCTACAGGCTCCACCCCCTCGGGCGTCCCTGCGCTTGCGGCTGAATGTCGTGGTGCTGCTGTAGTCACTAAGCTGGACGACTCGCGCCGGGTGTTTGCCGGCACATCCACGAAGCTCTATGAGTTGTCGGGCGGTGCATGGGTTGACTCAGGCGGTACTTACACCGGCGGCACGGATGCGCGGTGGTCGATTGCGCAGTTTGGCAATGCCACATTAGCATCGAACACTACCGACACGATCCAGCGCAGCAGCGGTGCAGGGTTCACCGACATTGCAGGCGCTCCCAAGGCCAAGGTCATATTCAGTGTTGGCACACAGATCATGGCGCTCAATACGAACGATGGCGCGATTAAACCGGATGGCTGGCACTGTTGCGCAACTTACGACGAAACAAGCTGGTCTCCATCTATCACTACCCTCTGCGCAACAGGGCGCATTGTGTCGCAACCTGGTGCATTTACGGCGGGTGGGAGACTTGGTGAATACGCAGTCGGCTACAAAGAAAAGTCTATTTTCATCGGGCAATTTGTCGGCGCTCCTTCCGTGTGGGATTGGGCGCAAGTACCGGGCGGTGATGCCGGGTGTATCGGGCAAGACGCATGGGCCGACATTGGTGGCGCTCACTTCATCGTGGGGCAGGATAACTTCTGGCTGTTCGACGGATCGCGTCCTGTTCCCGTGGGTGATGAATTGTTACGCCAATGGTTCTACAACAACTCAAGCCCTAACTACCGCTACAAAACCCAATGCGTGTGTGACCGGCAGAACAATGTTGTCTGGGTGTTCTACTGCTCTTCAACGTCCAGCGTACCAGACAAGGCGCTGGTCTATCACATGAAGTCAAAGCTGTGGGGTGCTGTTGATATATCGGTTGAGGCGACTCTGAACTATGTTTCAGCAGGCACCACGATTGACGTC